GAATCCAATCATTGCTAGGCGACCATTTAGATTTTCTGCATCGGTAAAATAGTCGGTGTCCATTACTCGTACTTGTGGTTCAGTTGCAAATTTGTTATCAGGCATGATAAAAAAACTTAAGATATACTGGGCGGGTACGATTGTTTCGGGCCGCCACTATATCAAATACCTCTCCAGATAGCAGCTGCTTCTTTAAGGATTTTTATTTTCTTTAAGCCTTTAGTACCTTTTGATGATTTTACTTTAGCATCAAATGCACCGTGACTTTTTTTTAAAGGATCATGTACCATCAGTTAACTCCTAGTCTTTTTTTAATTTTTTCATACTCAGTCTCAGTGATAGCACCAAGATTAAGTAATTGTTTAGCCTCTTGGAGACGTTTGTTTTTAATACTTGTAGCAGCCTTGTTAATCATACCGCTACCTAGAGGTATATCCCCAGGTTGTACTGCTTTCTTTTTTCCCATTAAAGTTTTAGATTAGAGGCTTCAAGTTTTCTACGTACATCATCACGGTAAGCTTCATCTCGATCATATTGAGGACTCTCCATATCCCGAACGACCTCTGCCATGCTTCTATACGTTTGTGTTTTAGCAGCTTTCCCTGTTATAAGGGAGGCATCACGCCCAACTGCATCTTCATATTGTCCCATAAGTGCTTTTACTGCAAAATGTACTGCGGCTTTATTACCTGTTTCGACAACTTCATCAAAGTTTTTACAAGTTTCTTCAGGTAAATTTTCGGTAGCCCAATCCATAAGTTTAGTGTAACCATCATCTCCACCAGCTAAGTTTTTAACACCTTGTATGTCTGCTTCACTAAGAGAATCAACTTGAGTAGCTTCAGCATCATCAAAGAAACCTTGTTCTTTTCTGACACCATCTAGATAGGTGTTTACCATCTCTTTACTCAAGCCAGCTTTCTCTAAGCTTCCATACATATCATCAGATAAAGTCCCACCATTCTCCATGAAATACTCATTCATTTTAAATGGATCTATCTCATTATTCTTGAAGATACCAGAGATTTGTTCACCATAAAACTCATTAGCAGTTTCATAGTTAACCGAACCATCTTCAGTATAATACTCAGGGGCAGGAGTGTCAGCTTCTGGTTCACTACCTTCTTCTCTTGCTAATCCTTTTTCTTGATCACCTAGTTTCTTCTGGAGTTCAAGATAAGCAGCTTCTAAATCTTCAGGTTTCCGATACTTACCAGCAAGTAAATTCTCTTGCTCTTCTATCATCTTCTCCCCGATCTCTAGAGTTTCTGCATCTCTAGCATCAGCTTGTTCGACCAATACAGCATCATCTGTAGGGTCGTATGTATAAGTTTCTGTTGTAGGCATAGTGCTATTCTTCTGGAGGTGGTCCTTGTTGCATTTGAGGGGCTACTGCATTAACAGCTTCAATTGCTTCAGGGTTTTTAGATGGGTCTAGCATTGGAGCGTTCGCTAATTGACCAGCTTGATCAGTTAATGACTGCATCTGAGCCATTTGCATCTGCTGTTCTTTATCAGCGTTCATCTCATCAACACTCTTAATAAGGTTTAGTATATCAATACCCTGAGATGCTGCTAATCGTTTGATAGCTTCATCAGGATTCATGTATGTAGCTAAAGCCTCTGGTCCCATTGTTTGTGCAATGGTTGTTATAAATTGTACTAATGCATCTCTATCTTGACCTCTTCCTAAAGCATTAATACCAGCAACAATAGTTGGTCTAACTAAACCTTTAGGTAAAGAAGGTATTTGTTTAGATTTAGTAAGTGAATGCATCTTACGATTTAGATATGGTATTAGAAACTCTGATGTTAGTAATGAGAATAAGCCACCTAACTGTTGTTCTAATTCCATCTGTGTCATACGAACTTCCTCTGCTGTTGTGCGTTCGGAGTCTCTAACATTCATTATCAAGAAAGCTTCTGCAAGCCTCTTCTCTAATGTATTTACTAATTGATAAGCTGTCTGAAAATCTGCACCTTTACCTACTTGTATAACTCCTACATCATCAGGTCTACCTTGAATGATAGCACCGTTACCAGCGTTAGCTAACGATGATGGTTTGGTTATACTAGAAGGTGATACAGTAAAGACAACCTTAGCTGCTGCTGCTGATCCTTCAACAAGAGCTTGCATTAAAGCTTCTAAGGATTTCAGATCACCTAAAAACTCTTCAACTCTAGATCTTCCATAGTCTTCACCATCTACAGTTACAAAACGTAGTGGTAAGAATGGACTCTTATCTTTTGGAGCCTTGCCATCAGTACCAGGAATAACTATATCATGTGTTTCCTGCCACCATAACCAACCTTTTGGTGTATGTTTTATACGAGTATAAACATCACAATCTTTATCAGAATTGTTTGACCCATCATCCACTACGGATTCTGGACCTTGGAGTTTAGGTAACTCCATACCTTTAGGTAAAAGATCTCTGCTTATCTTTTCTTTAGTTACTATCTCACAAACATTTCCGTTACCATCTCTTTCCACCACGTATCTGTTTAGAGGGTACATTTTCATACCTTCATTACCCATATATAACAAGGCATTACCAGTTACAACGAGGTGTTTTATTGCTGAAAAGATTTGAACACGATCAGTAGAAGCAGCTATGCTTTCCATAATCATACGTTCAATCTTAGCAAAACTTAAATCTAATTCACTCTTAACTTCAGGTGGTGTATCTTCACCTAATTTAGAATCATCTAATTGTAGTTTGAAGAAACTTGTAGAAGGAGGGAGGAGTCCTAGCATTAGTTTTGAAGCTAACGTTACAACTCCTTTGGCTCCAATTGATTGCCAAGGTGTAGTGAATTGACCATACGCAGGAGGTTTTTCACTCCTCATTAATAACGTAGGTATTGTCAGTTCTGCACATGTGTATGCAACATTAAGAAATTGTTCACGGTCAGTTGATAGTACATTGTATCTCTGACGTGCGCTTTGCATTAGTTACTACCTGTTCCTGTGTTGACACCTTGTTGACCAGAAGTTGTTCCAGTATTAACTCCACCTTTATCTGGTTTTGAAGTCTGTAATTGGCTCGTACCTTTTGACTTGCTCTTCTGTTGAACTTTCTTGGAGCTAACCTTAGCTTTTTTCTTTGACTCATCCTCACTTACTGGAGATGGAGTAGGTGCTGTTGGCATTTCAGTTGGTGCTGACTGTACCTGTTGAGCAACTGGTGGTGGTGTAGGGGCTTTTTGAACTGGAGGGGGTGTAGGTTGTCTTTGTCTGTTAAATGGATTTCCGCACATAATTAATCATCCGATAAGTGTTGTTTTAATAGTCTTATTATAGAGATCTGACCTGCCCGAAAGGCGATCTCCTTATCGGAGAGTGTATGGTCAGGGTATTTATCTGGAAACTGCTGGTCAAGATCTTGGAGTAAGCGGTGTAGATCTCCCCAGTTAAGCGTACTTTGGGAGGTTTGTATTTGCATGTTCAAAAAAGGCTGGCATACGGCCACGCTTGGTCTCAGAAAGCTCTGGGGCTTTCCCTTCGTACATTAACCGATCACTAGAATCGGTCCAAAATTTTCTATCTAAATATCTATCGGTAGTATTACTACCTAGTGGCTGCATTATCCAATGAATAGTTGCCTTCCTAAGACGATCCAAAGAAGGAGAAGGGCGAAGACCCAGCTCTGCACATACAAGACTATTACATCCGACGTGTACCTGTTCGTCTCTTGAGATATCCATTGAAACCGTTCGTAAAGCAGCATCGCCATTAAACCGAAAGAAAGGCAATAGAACAAAGAATATAGCTCGTTCTGCGACAAGTGCCTTAAGAAGGGTATGGTCGGGATGTTCCATCCATGCATCACGTAATTTTAGTGCTTCGTTTTCTGCTTTTTCATCTGTGCCCATAGCATTTACTACATAGCCGAGAGCCAGATCATGTTTTATTTCATCTTTTACATTTGATTCTAGGAGATTCCTCGCAGATACGGGAACCTCCTTATCAAGTGCTTCTGTAATGAAGTCACCCACAGGTAACTCCATGTGCCGTATTGAGAGAGCACGGAAGATGGCTTCTTCAGCTCCCTCTCGTAGTTTTCCTGCAGTAGTTTGTACTGGGGTCCACGTTCTTTTACGTGCAAATAACTTATCATAAGGTGTTGTTTTCATTCTTGACAATCACAGGTAGGGGAATCATTGTTGATTATACCCTCCAAATACTCGTTGACATCCGCTTCATCTATAGCAGCATACGCTGAAGATTTATCTTGAACATCCCCCATAACTTGAAGACTATAATATAGTGATGTTTGGGGGCTAGCCAGCCACTCTTCCACGAACGCATTGTCGTATTCTACAACATCACTCCAAGAGTTAAAGCTGTAGCCGTGAAGAAGTCCCGTACTGTTGAGTATTATCATTATGCCGTCTGCTACACGTTTATATACGTCCCAGCCAACTTCCGAGGCGATCTCAACTTCGCCATAGTTGTAACTCTGAACACCAAAAGTCCCAGAGTCCCTATCAATACTTCTACTAATAGGTGGTGCTATTTCTGGACAACAGGTGTACCCATCGCTATCCTTACTACGATAAGAACAGCTTGCGGTAGGTGCTATAGCAAATGCTCGGTTCATGTTAGCATTCTTTGCTACAAATGCAGCATTACCTATAGCTTGTTTTAATTCAAATACAAGATGGTCAGCTATTGTATTCTTACTTTTATTTTCTAAAGCGTCTGCTAATTGAGCATACGTTATTCCTTCTCGTCTGAGAAGATTGGCCAATCCAAGCATTCCGAGCCCGACTTGCCTGTCTGTCTCCGAGGGTAAGTACTCTCCAGACCTTCCAACACCTGTTCGGCTATGGAGATCGCACAACGAGGACATACCTTGAGTGAAGCCCTTTTGTAAAGTGTCGATAGAACAGGCACCGAGATTGATATGCTGGAGCAAGCACGTTCCTCGTGAGGGCAAGTAAACTTCAAGACACACGTTGCCGTAGATCCTGGAACCTCCCACGTCATATTTGATTTTGTTGAGCCAGATATCTCCTGATCTGATTCCATAGATTAGTGCCTCCTTGGTGTTATTGTCTGCGTTGAGCCATTTTTCTTCATCAAGATTAACGCATCTCTTGACCCACGATAACTCTGATCGGGTAGCAGTAATGAACTCAATAACATCAGGATGGTCAAGATCCAAATGCAAAACGCAAGCCCCGTTCTTGTAATGCCCACCCCGTCTAATAATTTCATTTAGTGATGAGTAGATTTTGCCAAACGATACTGGGCCAGAAGCTGTAAGACCTTTTCCATTCTCTGTTCCTTTGGCTCTGAGCTTAGATAGGTGGACAGCAACTCCTGCTCCAAATCGGAGAGCGTGGCTAACGAATCTCCATGACGCTTCGATACCATTATCACCCTCCATTGTGTCTTCAACGACAAACACGGTGCATGATACTGGCAAGCGTCCTTCTGGATTATCCATCCAGTTTTGTACTCGGCCTGTCCGAGCGATCAAACTTGTAGTCATTAGATTAAATCTGTTAAAGTTGGTGGTGCATAGTTTGGTCCTTTAAGAACCTTTCCATCTTCTCGATAGATTGGTTTACCGTCCTCATCGAGCTTGGACATATTACTTTCATGGACACGGTGTAAAGCTTCATCTAAATTCCAACCCATATTCTCAGCATACTGATAACAAACATAAACTAAATCAGCTAATTCTTTTAAACAATCAGCATTAACCTCAAGACTGTCTCGCCATAACTCCCCATCAGCTTCAAGGAACTCTTTGAACTCTTCAACAATTAAGTTTTTCTGTTTAGTCTGCGGTTCCCGACCTGTTGAGTTGCCAATCGAGTACGTTGTCCTGAATTCCTTGGCTTGGCTGCTCAGGAATGTATGGTGGATGTCTGGTGTGATTGTTAGCGACATGTTCTAGTTCGTTAGTTAGATAGTGGATAGCTTTTGTTAGATCCTCAATGTGATCTGTTTTGTGTCCAGCTCGGCAGATGTATTTAACTGCATTACCTAGATGGTAGTTTAATTGTTGGTCTCGGATAAAATCCCAGACTTCTATGGAACCCCTATTGTAATACTGGGGTCCATAAGATTGGTTTTTGACGGTCATAGTCATAGTCAGTGTGTTGTAGGATTTTAGCTAATCGTGCATTAAGTAGAGCGTCGTCGTCTGATAACCCTCTTTCTTTATAAGCTTTACAAATAGCTTCCCACTTATTTTCATTTGTATTTATTAGATTAGAGGCACGTTTCACCCCTATTCCTGGGCAACCTGCATAACCATCTGTAGGATCACCAGCTAAACTCTGTATAAGATGCCAATCATCACCTTCTTCTTTTGTAATCTCTTCAACCTCATCCGTAAGATTCCATAGAACCCCAGGAATTTGTTTCATGTCTTTGTCAGGACTTACTATGACATTATCTGAGCTTGCGTACTTAGGGTTGGTCGCATCAATACCAATAGCATCGTCTGCTTCTAATCCTTTACGGCATACAAAGTTATAATTATCTCGGCAATAATTTACCAATCTTCTATAACCTAGAGGCTTACGCTTATTTCGATGACCTTTGTAATCAGGATAAATTTTCTTCCTAAAATTTTCAGTACTTGAAAAATATAGAATGATGTCATTTTCCATCATAGTAGTCATGACTTTTTTTAATTCACGCTCAAATATAGTAAGGACTTGACTAAAGTTGCTTTGAGCAACAATCACGTCATTACCAAAATCAATCCCCTCCTCACAAGCTTGAGCTGCTTTATACGCTAGGAAGTCGCAATCAATTAATAACATTTAATGTACCTCTGCCCAATTGTCACCGATATTTGCATCAGCTTCTATAGGCAGTCTAGTTTTATAATACTCACCAGTTTCAATAGCAGATAGTTTACAAGCAAAAGCAACATCCTCAGCTGATGATAGTGGAACACCTAGAACCTGTTCATCATGCACAAAGGCATACCTTTCATGTTTGATGCTTTTTAGTTTTTCATTAGTAAGAAGTAACCACCGCTTTGCTATAACAGCAGCTGATCCTTGTAATAAAAAGTTTAAACTCTTATGTCCTTTATCAACATGGATGTTACGTCCGTCTATGGCACGAATCGAACCACTTTCAGACACTTTCTTGGTAGCCTTAACTAGATCTTCTAGACCAGGAATGGCTTCCATATAAGCTTTTCTAATTTCAGACCCCTTCTTCTTAGCAGCTTCAGGGGATAATAGGTTGTCATAGGATAAGCCTAATTTCTGATTCCCAGCTCCATAGAGAAAGGCATACGAAATTGTCTTGACTTGCCTACGGGTGACACCGATTTTGTCTGCATTTTCTTGATGAATATCTCCATTAAGTAAAACTTCTGCATATCTACCCCCATCGTAACGGGCGAGATAATGTGCAAATAGTCTTAACTCTATTCCAGCAAGGTCACTGTCAACCAGTTTCCAGCCAGGTTTTGTAATAAATAACTCACGACAATCCTTATCACTACTGACTTGTGCCAGATTAGGGGTTGCGTGGGCCATTCTATGTGTGGCAGCTCCTATAAAGCAGGAGTGGTGAAGTCTGCCATCCTTGACCAACTTCAACCATGCGTTATTCCCTTGGGATAACATTCCGAGTTTCTTTTGTGTATTCAGAATCTCGACAAATAATAACGCTTCCTTAGTACCTATTTCTTTTAAAACAGTTTCATCAATAACTGCTTTTCCTGTAGGTGTTAGCTTGTTAGGTTTCCAACCTTGAAAAGTTTTAAACCACCAAGCTATATGCTCACGGCTGCTAGGGTTAAACTCTTTAAGGCGTTGCATCTCACAACCACCAAAGTAACCTTGTTTTTTATTATCACGTTTTGGTGTAAACGTGTTACCAGGAACAAACGTACAAAGCTTCTGAGTGGCCGTTCTAAGCTCCTCCAGCCTGTTTAAAAGTTTGTTCTCTAGCTCTTGAGCCTTTTGTATATCAAAGGGCCACCCTACCCGTCTCTGGTCTTGCATCATATCAGCGATACGATGTTCTAGAATTAAGGGTTCAGGTATTTTTGGAAATGTTTCCATAGTTTAACTAAAACAGCGACGTCTTGTTTGCAGTACATCTGCATTTCTGGAGACCATTCTTTCCAATCGGTAGTCTTACCAAATTCTCCTTTGTAGCATTTAAGTCTATACCCATAAGCTTCTAGGCTATGTGATCCATACAAACGTGCTGGCATGTAAGCCCATTTACGTTTAAGATCTATATCTAAAAGGTTTGGATGATAAAATCTACTAAGAATAAGAGTGTCCCAGTGTTTAGCTTCAAGATTTCTGAAAAAAGGGTAGTGTTTTTGAGCTTGTGCTATGTCATAAGCTATACCATTATGAGAAATGATATTTTCAGCAGCCATCAGAGTACACAAAGCATTGGAGATAGAGTAACTACTTTTCATGGGAGCATCCTCTTTAATAGAGAACTCCTTGTCACCCTTACCATACCCTTCATCGTTAAACTCTTCCACTAATCCAGTGTCTATATCTTGGATGACAATACAATGCAGACGAGTAGAATTTAACCCGTCTGTTTCTATGTCAAAAGCTAAGTTCACTTTCCTCCTCGACTTTGTTTGTTTTTCTTAGACCAATCAAAGGTCTTGTCTTCAAACTTTGCTTTTTTAACAGCCTCCTCTGTAGGTGGGTTAGGTTTCCTTAAGTGTTTATACCAAGGATGTTCATAATGTTTGTAGATGTCTAACCTACTTGTTTCAGTAGGATGCACCACCTCATGATCAGAAATCGGTGGTGGGGTTGAACTCTGTGGGTTCAGCTTCATGTTCTGTAAATCTGCAAGTGTTTAAGTTGTACTGTAGTGTTGAGCACGGACCTGTCTCGCCTGAATAACGATTTTTAAGGACTCTAATAGTCGTAGCACTTCCTCCATTTCCTCCTTGCTGGTCTCTTTCGAGGGCAATAACGCTATCGCTGATTTGAGCAATAGAATGAGATCCTCTGAGTTGTGATAACGACACTCGCCCTCCCTCTTCGTGCGTATGATTGTCATTGTTTGCTCTTCTTAAATGTGATACAAGGAACATAGCTATACCAGTCCGTTCGACTAGACTTCGTAGACGTGTCATAGTAACGTCTATCATTCTACGCTCATCACCGTCAAGCCCACTTAGTAGTATTGATAGGTGATCTAGGATGATTATTTTACAATCAAGCCCAGTTGCAAGGTATTCTATCCTTGAATAAATAATGTCAGGATCATAACTCCCGAAGCCATCAAATAAGAATAGGTTCCATTTGTTTACGGTTTCATCAAACGCAAACGAAAGTTCTTCTTCAGTGTGTTCCCCAATATGTAAGGGATTACCAACCGAACAAGACATTAATCCAAGGGCGGTGTTTCTATTAGATGATTCAAGCTCCAAGACCCCAACCCTTTCCCCTTTTTCGAGTAAGTGAGTTGCGAGATGACGACAGAAGCTGGTTTTTCCGCTTCCAGTGCCAGCAGTAATTGCTGTAAGTGTGCCATACCTGATCCCGTGTAGTTTCTGATTAAGTCCTTTGAATGGATACTCATGAGCGCAAGGTGGTTCTGGTGTAGTGACTAATTCAAGTAACGATTTTGCATCAACAATTCCGTCAGGACGGTACGTTTTTGCGTCCCAGATAGCCCGTCTAATTGCTTCTGGATCTCCAGCTTGGAGTGCTTCAGACGCATCCTTGTACTTCTCCATCCGAGCAATCTTTGCTTTACCTGGTGGTAAAAGCGACGCACACTCTTCCGCAGCTTGTATTCCAGCGGGGTCATTGTCAAAGAATAAGATAATCTCTTCATAACCTTGGGTTAATTCAAGTACTTTTTGTAAATCTTTCTTAGCCCCAGCTGCTCCGTTAGGTACGGACATATGTGGCCAAGTGGGCATGGCTGAGTAACCAGATACCGCATCCATCTCCCCTTCATATAAGGTCAGTCTTGACCCTGTATCAGGAAATAGATTTTGACCAAAGAGTTGGTTATCGGTATTTTTACCGTCCCAGTAAAACTCTTTGGCTTTTGTTTTAACTTTAGCCGCAGATACCTGCCCTTTTTTATCAAAGTAATGGAAACGTAAAACATCCCCATCTTTG